GCGGCCACAGTCCATTAAGTAAATACTGCTCTCATTGTAGCGTCATAAAAAAGCCCCACCCGAAAGTGAGGCCCTTTTATGCAGACTCTATGGAGAGCCATACTTAGACTAAATCAAAGTGTTGATGTGTCTAGTGGTGTGTTAACTGTTAACTGAACCATAGGAATTAGATCTGCATCATAAGTTGCAGTCCAGTTGTCCTTGTTACCAAGAACACTATTGGTTGGGTTATCAGCAGCATTACCCCACTTAGTACCCATAACGTGATACGCAGTGTGATAGTCAACAGAAAGCACATCCTGCTTGGAAAGTACGTTTCTATCAGCTTCAATTCTGAGGTCTTGCTGAACACCTTCCATAATTGTTCCAGACTTAACCAAGTAGCAGTAGTACTCCTTGATATGACCAGAAGCACCAGGCTGAACTGCGTTAACCTGAGAATCCATAACAACATTCAAACCAGCGAACTGACCAATGCTTCTAGCACTGACACCAGCACCGCCGCCACCCCAAGTAACAGCTCCACCAGTAGTTAGTGCAGAAGTTGAGAATGTTAATAGTCCTACCTGATAAAGATAGAAACCTACATTTGGGTGAACGATAAGAGTATCTAACTCATCACCACGCTCTCCAAGTAAAGCTCTAGCTGTTGCTACATTTGAAGCAGTCAAGTAGTTAGCTTCAGCAGCACCAGAACTAGCAGCTTTAGCTAAATCAGAAGCGTTGCCAGAAAGAGCAGTACCAAATAAACCGTGTAATTGATAGAACAATCTTTGGCTATTTAGCTTATTGATTGCATCTGCAAGCTGGTTGCGGATTGCATTCATTGGATCTTCACCAGCAGCCAATGTTGCAATGTCGTCCACAGCGTATGCGAAACCTCTGTGGATAATTGTTGCAATCTGAGTTGCTGTACCAATTTTCTGAGGTGTTAAGTAACCAGCACTTGAGGTTCCCCAAGTAGCGGTTCCGTTCATTACCTCTTCTGTTGGTGCAACAGGGTTGAACTCAGGGACTTGGATGCGTGTACCGCCTTCTCTTGAATCAAGGAAGCTGTTTCTTACAACTGCTCCACTTTTTACAAAAAGACTGCGTTCTTTTATTGCCTCTTGCACATAGCGAGACAAATTATTTCTTTTTACGATGTCCGCAAGAAGGACACCGCCAGAGTAATTCTGAAACGGGGCTGCCATTTCTAATTAGGAGGATTCTTTAACGAGGTCCAAGTCACAGACTCGGTTGTTAACTCACAGAGCTAACTATGTAGAAGTTCCTGCCTCTTTCTTGAGCACAGCAGCAAGATCAGGCTCGGAACTTTCAAGGATCATTTGCCTTGTTAGGTTAATACTACCTTCTTTCCAGGGATTAGTCATACCAGGAGAGACATTTGATGTAGGTGTAGGCTTTGCACCCATACCAGCAGCAGAACTAGGTTTGAAGTGGTGTTCCCATCCACTACCAGGATTTTTTAGGTTCCCTATATAAGTTCCTAAATCCTGCTCAACACCTCCGTTAAGTACAACAACATCACCGCTATCATTCTTCTTCAATTTATCTTGAAGAAGAGATAACATTTGTTCTGCATTTACAGCACCAGAATTACTGATAGCTGAAAGTGCAGAAGTCTTAATGTTTGCAGTCTCATTAGAACTTTTTAAGTTTTTCAATTCTTCATTTAAAGTATTTATATGTGAGTCTTTTTCTTGGGCGGTTTTGTTGGCTTCTTCCCATAAGTCTTTCCACTGCCCTTGGTCTTCGAGTGACTTTTTCCTTTTGTCATCTGCTTTTTTGTAAACATCATCAAGCTTAGTCTTGATGCCTTCAAATCTTTCATTGCTTTCTGCAACTTTAGATTCTAATGCAGAAATTTTGCTCTCATACTCAGCCTTAACACTGTCAAGGTTGGGTGCTTGAGGGATTGTAGTCTCAGCCACGGGCTGTTCAGCAGGAGTCACAGACTCAGGCTGTATGACTTTTTCTTCCATAATTAAGCGTCAGTTTTTTTAGGGGTAGTAGTTTTTGTTGCTTTAGGAGCTTCAACAGAAGCTGGTTTTGGTGTTGTCTCTGGTGTAGATACAACTTTTCCAGCATCTAAATCAGTCGCCCGAACACTTGATACGGAAATCCATTTTCCGTCTACAAACTCTACAGAAGGCATAACAAAAAGAGTATTTCTTTATTATTCTAATGTATTAATCGCTTTCAGCTTCGTTTGCGTTAGGTAAAACCTCACCCTGCACTAAAATATCTCTAAATTCTTCTCTATCAATCACATTTTGATCAAACAAGGAAGTTAAAGCTGTTATATCTTGTCCAATTAGCCTATCAATATCAAAATCACGACTAATTTTGATCTCTGGTGGTTCTAAACCTAAGTAATCAGCCGATAAATTAAACGCTTTCTGTACTTTTTGTTCTAAATCCAAAGAAACCATCGAAAGCATTGAATTTGTATCTACACGGTCTAAACGTCTTGCATCTGCTGATTCTGCAACAAATTTTTGTTGTGAAAGTGTACTAATTCCTAAAGTTGCCATTTGTAACTGTAATTCTTGTATTTCTGCTGCTTGTGCCTCAAATGCACTAGCTGCTGGCTCTACATAATAAACTTTATTTCCTGGTTGAGTCGCCATCGCATAATTAACACTAATAGCCATATCTTTTGTCTGATCATCCCAACCTTCCATTACCAATAATGGCTGTGAAGCAACGTGCAAACTATGAATTAAGTCAGCTTGACGTTGGAAATGTGCCAAATTCAAATAAGCAATATCTAATAACGGTGGTTTACTTGTCATCGTGTCTGTTTTTCCTGCATAAACAGTTACTAACGGTATTTCACCTAACGAAAACTCACCTGATTCGACCAATTCATAATCTTTTTCATTAGCAGGAGAGTCAAAATTACCTGCAAAACTTTCATCTTGCGTGTACATATCTTTTGTTGTCTCTTTTTTCCTAAAAATCTTGTATTGACCAGGCTCAATTACCCTAATTTGATCAAAAACCTTCTCTCCAAAGTCTCCTTCAGGTACAACAGCCTGTTCTGCAATTCTTACCTGTATCAATTTTCCATAATTAACTTCTCGATCCAACCTCCAACCATAAATATTTGCTGGATCAACTTCAATCCAATACGGTCTACGGTTTTGATTCCTTTCTTCTGCAAGACTTCTTGCTCCTGTTGGGGCAGGAAAATCAACAAGGGTATTGCTATGTCCATAGGTCAACGCACAAATTAATAACCTTCTTGCGTATTCATCTAAATCTGACCCACAACCATCAACATCCTTAACAAATACATCAGTCCAATAAGGATCACCAATCACAGTAATTGGTTTTCTTAAAATTAATCCTGTCGCAGCTCTTATTAACCTTTGCGTATAAGGAGAAAAAACAGAACGGTTAACTCTTGATAAATATGCGTCATAATCTTCTCTTGGCTCTAACGGTAAAAACGCTTCAGAATTATCTCGTAAATATTCAGTCCCTAAACTAACTGCTTTCATTATTTCCCACGATTTTGTCATATCTAAAACTGCTCTAGTCTTAGAAAATGGATTATCACCCCCACCTAGATAGGTTTGGCTAACAACATTTGTACGAAGTGCCCCAGGCATCGAGTATGTCATCTAACTTTGAAAACACTTAACATTGATAACAGTCTAAATGACTCAATAGATCCTGTAACCTGTCTGCCCAAGGGTTTCAGGTTTGGCTAAGTTAAATTGTTGCAAACATAAGTACCCGAAAGCATCAAAAGCATGATCAACACCAAGATTTTTATTCGGTAAACCTGTATTTGGGGCATAAGTTAACGTCCTTAACGATTTGATTAATTCCTTACAACGAGGATGAATAAACGTCCTCCGAACACTATTGGCATCATATAAAGCAGTATTAACAGCAGTAATCTTATCTCTAATCTTCCAAGGTGCTCTGGGACTTGAAACATTAAATCCACTCCTGCGGAGGATGCTGTGATCTGTCGCACCAACACCTGAAGTTTTTCTAGCACCACCTGTAGGGTCAGGACAAGCAACAATTCTTCGATCTACTCCATATCTCCGAATAACTTCCTCCGCAAAATCCCATGTCGTAGCACCTCCAGTCATAATTATTTCATCAAACACATATAGCGTATCGTCTTTTTTAACAGCACAGATGCCACTCATTGGATCAACGTTAAAGTCAACACCTAATAACAGAGGCATCACACTAATATCTTCCGCAACTGTTGAAATATTGTCATCGCCAAAACTAATAGCCACCAACCCACTTAAGTTTTCAAAACTTGCCTCAAATTCTTGCCTAAATGTTCTCCCATCTAACTGCGCCCTAGCTGCCTCAACTTCATCTTTCGGGACATTACCCCCCTCTATCGTTGTATAACACCACCTTTTCCACTCTTCAGTAGGATCTTCCTTGCAATAACACCACAAATCATAAAACCAACTAGCAGTCCCATCAGGTGTACTAATAAATAACGCCCACCCCTGCTTATCAGCCAAAGCAGGTCGTATAACTTCAAACCATACCTCTGCATCCATAAATGCAGCTTCATCTAATACAACACCTGCTAAACTCCTTCCCCTCAATGCCATCGCATTTTCAGTCCCCTTCAACTCAATAGTCGACCCATTAATTAATTCCAACCTCAAGTCAGTCTCATTCTTACTCTCAATCCATACCCTCGGTACTAACTTCTTCAATGCCTTCCACGCAATGTCCTTTGCCATCCGATATGTAGGCGCACAATAAAAGTAAGTCTCCCCAGGTCGATCAATTGCCCCCTTCAATAACTCAATACAACTTAAATAACTCTTCCCAAACCTCCTCCCAGCTACCAACACCCTAAACCTTCTCCTATCGTTGAACACCTGCCCCTGTGCCCACCTCAAATCAATATCTAGCCCCGATTGTGCGGTTTTAACTGTCATACCCTATTATCCTATACATAATCTCTTCGATTTGTAATCGTGACACGTAGTAATGATGAAATTCATGACAAAATCCTGAAA